GCTTGAATACCGCATTGAGCACACGGCCGGGAAGCAGATGAAGCTTGCTTTCTATCGTTCCCTGTGACGCCCAGATAGCACGCAAGATCGCGTCTTCTTCCGGAGTCCACTTTGGATTTCTCATACGACCTCCTTCCCGTAGAACTCTTTGTGCACCATCTCTGCCGCGGCAACCAGTTCGCCGACAGTGACCATCTTTAACTGTTGCGCCCACAAGCTGACCGCCTTCCGAACCGCTTGAAGCGCGAGTCCATCGAACGCCATCGTTCCTGTTTCGATGAATTGAGCCTTCATGCGCTCCATGCCTTCTTTCGCGACAAGGATGTAAGGCTTAGCCTCTTCGCCGATACCGCCGTCATTCGCAAAGATCCATGCCTCGCTGATTGCCTTCGCAATGCGGTCCCAATGCACACCCGTCCCGATTCCCTTGCAGATGCATTCGATCGACTCAAGCACGACGAGCTCGTACGGGTTGATGTCGGCGTCAGTCATCGGCTCTTTGGCGATCTTTGCGCCCATCAGGAGGGATATGCCGGCGAAGGCCGGGAGCGGTCGGCGTACGTGCCGCTTGCGGGGCTTTTTGCTGGTTGGCATTACGCGACCTCCACATACGTACCATTCATCAACCGCCGACGAGCCTCGGCCTGCATGGCCTCAAGCGTTTGCATCGCCTTTGTCGGTGCGCCTGCCCCTTTACTTGCAAGCCGATATGACGACTCGGCACGCACACGCTCTGATCGAACGACGATGACGTCGTTTCGATTGATCAGCTTTTGCAACGCATCGCCGCAAGTCTTCTCTGTCAGGCTGAGTTGGTCGGCAATCTCTCGTCCGGTTGCCTGAGGCACGCTTGCGAGGTATTCGGTGATTCGAGGCATGATGCTCATACGGTCTCCTTCGGTACGGATGGCGTCCATCTATTGCATGTGTGATGGCCGGATACGAAGCGGAACGCCGGCAAATGAAAACAGTTGCGTAGGCCAACCTTGTAATGCTGCGTATGGCCTGGCTTCGTCGTAGCGTTGGCGCATGTGCGGCATTGGCGGGCGGTCATGCTCGCTCCTGATCCGCATATGGATGGACCGTATCGGCATGATCGGGTCCGATGACCTTGCCGACCTGCGGGGCGCTTTGCTTGGCGAGAATTGCCTTGATGTTCTCGATGTGCGGGCGAGCAGCGGCGCGCGCAGCCGGAGTCATTGACTCAAGCAACGGTGTCGCATTGCCGGTCGTCAGCAACGCCATGACGGGGCTCGCACTTCGCGGCGGCGGCAGCAGAGCTTGGGCATGCTCTTGCGAAATCAGACCCTTCTCTGCGGCGTCCTTCACCACCTGAGTTCGTCCCTCGACGTCGTGACCGAGCGATACCGTCCAGCGCGGACCAATCCCGTTGTCTCGCGCAGCCGATACCGCCTTGACATACGCTTCCTTGAACGCCATGCGTGCCGGGATGCTTTCGTCGGCGTCCAGCAACGGAAGGGCGATTGCCCAAGCCTGCCGCATCTCTTCCGTCCAGACGACCGTGGTTTCTTCGTCGCGCGGCAACATAGCCCAGGCCTCATCGGGACCGGGGCGCCCGTCGTCGATGCGCGATACGACGTCGGCAACCGTCAGCACTCCGCGCACTTCCTTGCGACAGCGGGCAAGCGCCTTGAGCACCGCGGCATCCGGGAAAGTCGACAGATCCGACACAAAAACGGCGGCTGCAGCGGGCGAGAACGTCCTACCGCAGAGTTCGGCAGTAACCGCAACTGCCTCCAAAACTTGGCTACTAGGCATTGCCAGCCTCCTGTGCTTCGCGTTCCTTGGCCGCTGCGATCAGCGGGGCAAACGCGTTGAAATTCGTTTGCGTTCGATCGACTTGCGCCGCCTCGGCCGCCGTTATCTGCCGCCTGCGAACCCATTCCGTCCGCAGCTTTTCGGCATCCTTCACCATCGCTGCCACCGAGTGACAAACCTGTACGTAGTACCGGTTGTTGTGCGACACGTACCAAGCCGCGACAGCCGGCGCTTCTTCCTGCCCGAGGCGTTTTACAAAGTTCGCCATCTGCCCGTTGACCATTGCGTTTCGCACTGGCTGTGCGCTGTACCGCGCTTCGTAGGCTGTTGCGTAGGCGCTCCAAGTCTCGCTCGTGGGCACGGCCGGCTTCTCAGCCTTTGACTTTTTCGGGGCGGCCTCCGGCGCAGCCGGTGGCAAACGGGGTTCCTCCGGGATCAGAGAATCAGACAATCCGGAATCAGACAATCGGTCAATCAGAGAATCAGAGATACAAGGGCCAAGTGCTTTCGTACGTGGTTCGCACTCCTCACTAACATGGTCACAAGAACTTTCGACCATGGTGCAAAGTTCTTGGCTCCATGGCGGTATCTCGCTCGCGGTTTCATTCGAGTGAGGCTTTTGATGTTTCAAGAACGTCACAATTTGGATGTACCTGACACCACTGGCTTCGTACCGAATGATGAAGCCGCTTGATTGAAGATCATTGAGCATCGCATCAACGTCGGCATCGGCGTCATAGGGCAGAGCTTTCGCCTTGATCTTCTTTGGGCGATCCTCGAGCCGGCCCTCTCGGTCAGCCAGCATCCACAAATAAATGAACAGCAAGCGAACGATCGGCGCGAGTTCCGCCAGATCCTCGTTTTCCATGATTCCAGGCTTGATGTTTCTTGATCTCGCCACGCTTGTTGCTCCGTTACTGCTTCGGTTTCGCTTGATTGGATCTGATGCCCAGCTTCGCCGCCTGCTGATGAATGCTCGTCTGCGAGCGGTGAGGCAAACGTTCCTTGCATGCCTTGTATCCGCCGATCGGGTAGAACTCACGCAACACGGAAAGCTCCGCGGTCGTCCAGTACCGGATCTTCATCTCAGGTACTCCACCACCCAACAAACAGCCCATAGAGCAATACCAGCAGTTAGAGCGCCAGAGCAGAAGACCAAGAAGACTTTCATGCGGACTCCGCGAACATGTCAGCCTGGTTGTCGACGACCGCGCTACGACAGTTCTCGACGGCCAGCCGGAAGTAGCTAGGCTTCAACTCCGAACCGATGCCGCGGCGACCCATCTTGAGTGCCGTATAGACCTCGCTACCGATGCCGAGGAACGGCGTATAGACGAGATCATTCGGATTGGTCCACAGATCGATTGCGCGCTCGATCACGTCGAGCTGCAACGGTGAAATGTGGCGCTCGTCGTCATTCTCGCGAGCGCTCATGTATTGCAGGGTGCGTGTCTGGTTGATATCCATCCACACCGGCGAGGCGTAGCGCTGCCAAAGATCGACCGGCAGGCTTTCATGCGTATGCGTGACCGGCTCCGGATTGTCGCCAGGCTTGCGCATCACTACCAGATAGTCCGCGATGCCCTGGCGGCTCATGGAACTATCCTTACGCAGTTGCTTGTAAAGCAGTCCCAGCGCCTTGGTGCGCTGCATTGCCACTACCGGGTCTTTCCAGATGCACACTTCGGAGTGGTAGATAAACCCGGCGTCCTGGTGCGCGCGGATGATTTCGCCGCGGAAGTCCTTCAAGCCGATATACCCGTCGCGAGCCTTAGACGTCGGCAGGTTCATGCAGTGAATTGCCACGAGTCGGCCAGGCTTCATGATGCGAATGTGCTCCGCGATCAAAAACTTGTAGTGCGTCCAGAAATCCGTGCTCGACGCGTTGTTCCCCATGTCGCGCTCGGAATTGCTGAACACGAACAGCGATTCGAACGGCGGCGAATAGATCGAAAAGTCGATTGATGCGTCGGGAAGCGAGCGCGCCACGTCGACGCAATCGGCGCCGTACAGCGCGAAGCGATCATGAATCTCCTGGTTGAGCACGTTCATCATGCAAACTCCACGTTGCGTTCGATCCATGCCGGGATAGCCATCGGAACGGTCGGTCGATATGCTTCGGTCCCGCTCATAGCACCCTGGATCTGTTGTTTGGTCAGGTCGCGCATATAGGCAACCATTTCGCTCGCCATCTCGTCGCTTTGGGTCTGCTTGCGTGCGATGTTTTCCTTCACTGCGCCTTCGGTGTCGGCGGTGATGATGTGAGCCGTAACGGTGTTCTTCTGGCCGAATCGGTAACTACGGCGCACGGCCTGGTAGAACTGCTCGTACGAATCGTTCATTCCAGCGAAAATCTGCGTGTCGCAAAACTGCCAGTTCATGCCCGCGCCACAGATCGAAGCTTTCGAAACCAGGACGCGCCTTTCGCCATGTGTGAACGCCATAATGTTTCGCGTCTTTTCCTCGATCGACATGGATCCCGTCACCTCAACCGCGCCGTCGATCATCTTGACGAGGCGTTCGGATTCTTCGTTCAGATGGCACCAAACGATGACGGGGCCGCGGTGCTCATTGGCGAGTCGCGCAGCGAGTTCGAGCCGGCCATCGATGCTTGCCTTTTTCGCTTGGCGTCGCTCGGTCAGGCTTTGCGCCACAACCGGAAACAGATGGCCTTCTAGCAATTCGCCGCTTTCGATAACGTGCTCAACGAGCTGCAGGGGTGGCAGAACGTAACGGGAACCATCGAATCCGAGATCGGCCGGCGAACGGATGCAAATCGCCCACGTCGCCATCCATTCCCAAAACTTGACCTTGCCGTGTCCCTTCAAGCGCCACTTTCCGGTATCGCCGCCGTCGTGCGTGAAAAACGTAGAGAGCATTTCGACCGACGACATGACGCCGAGGAATTCAGCCTGGTTTCCGAGTTCCATCCAGTCGTTCGGGCTGGGCGTTGCGGTGCAGGACAACTTATAAGGAGTCCGCCGAAATGCGTCCGTGATGAACTGACGCGTCTTGCCGTTTTGCGACTTGATGACGCTCGATTCGTCCAGTACCACGCCGTCGAACGACTCAAGATCGAAGTGTTCGAGCATTTCGTAGTTCGTGATCGTGATTCCGGGCTCAACGTCCGACTGGATCCGGCAGTACTTGATCGCGATACCGAACTTCGCGGCTTCCTCGACGGTTTGCTGGGCGACGCATAGCGGAGCGGCAATGATGACATTCCCGCCCGTGTGCTCGCAAACCTTCTGCGCCCATGTAGCCTCTTGGATCGTCTTGCCGAGCCCCGTATCTTCGAACAGAGCCGCGCGTCCACGCTTGAGCGCCCACTTGACGCAAGCGGCCTGGAAGTCGAACAGCGGACCAACAGGAATGTCGCAATCAAATCCGGTCGGCACGTCAGCGAAACGCTTGCTGGCGATGAACGAGGCGTAATCCTTCACAGCGCACCCCAAGGCATCCAAAGCATGTAGACGAATACGATCCAAAGGCCCATCAGATAGCCTCCCACTCAATATCAAGCGTCATTTCTTCGATGCTCGGAACGCGGCCCACGAGATTGCGTTCAGCGAAAACACTGATTGCGTAGCTCGTCGTGCTGACGATGTTTCCGTCCGAGTCGAGCCCAAGCGCATGCGCCATGTTTCCGCGCATCGAAACGATGACGAAGAACTTGGTATCGCCACGTCCACCCTTGGCGCGGTAGACGTCGCCGACAGCCGGCGAATCAAGCGCGATGCGAACGGGGATCTTGCCCATTTCGATCTTCACAGCTGACTCCAATCGCGCTTATCCCGCAAATCCATAACCGCAGCCGCCCAGAAGATAGAAACGATTGCTGCGCCACATAGAGCGCCTAGAGCTAAATCAAGTAGGTCCATGTCGATCTCCGTACTTTCCCTTTCGGTCGAGAAAGGTTTGATGCAGCGCAAAAGAGAACAGACTTACGAGCGCATGATTGGGAACACTGGCAAGAGGCGCGCTCGCGATTCCTTCACGAAAAAACGCGATTGCTTACGACGGCTTGCCCCACGATCAGAAACGCTTCCATCAACTCCGGATCGGCTCGGCATTCTTGATTTAGGCTCGCCATCACTGCCTCCTTGGTCCGGTGAATTGCTATCGCTTGTCTCATCGCCTCGCGTGCCATCGCAAGTGCTTTGTCTTCGGTCATGCGGCCCTCTGTGTGCGTTGCGCAAGCATCTCCTCCATCAGGGTCAATTGCGCCTGACGGACGAGATATTGAGTGATTGCCCGATTGCCCAGGGCCGACTCAACGTCGTGGATCTTGTCTGCTGGCAAGGAGCGCCGACGCTGACCCTTGGGGTTCAGTTCATTGCGTGAGAAATAATCCGAGATGTGTTGCGGCAGCAGGCAACACAGTTCGCCGAGGCGGTCCCGCGTCATCCCCTTGCTGCGCCGTTCGTCCCATGCGAGACACACCGCCTCGCGATATGTCTTGCATGAGGCGATCTTGTCGTCCGAGAGAAAGGCCGGACCATTAAGCATGCCGCCCATCAGTGGCAGCAATTCATTGTTATTCATAGCGTTTTAGTGAAATTCAATGACCTAACCTGTTGGCTAACCGGTCCCCGTTGTGGGGAAATTAAAGGCATCTTTCGATGCCTTACCAACTTCACATGCCTACAACTAGCTACCGAATAAAAGGGCCGACGTTTCCATCGGCAAACCCGCTGACGGGGATCAGCGAGGGACCATCTGCACTAGACGCGCACCGGAGCGCGAGCCTCTTTCGTCTTGCGATTGGAGCCTCGCCCTTTGGGCTTATTTCCGTGATCCACCGCACTAACCGGAGGCTGAACATCGTCGGTAGCCTTCGCGCGCTCTATAAGATCAACAAGAAAGATCTCGGGACGGTGGAGCTTGACTTCGGCGGGTATACCGCGGTGCCTCCAATTCTGGATTCTCTGCACGCCGCCGCGAGATTTGTCGTAGCCGAGCGTTTCAGCCAACTTGGCTGGACCGCCCAAGTCGTCGATGATCTTGCTGTCGGGGTGAAGTTCGCGGTGTTTTTTCATGGTGCTTAGATTAAACACCATGTTTAAGGCTAAGTCAACACTCCGTGTAACAACGTTTCGTTTACTTGGGCGACAATGCGCGCCATGACAAAAGTCCACCCAACGGCAGAGCGTTTGTTCCAGGCTGCCAAACTCATCGGAAAGGCGGAAAAGCCAGCCGAAGTCGCCCGTTTGCTGGGGGTAACAGAACAGGTAATAACCAACTGGACGAGGCGGGGTGTCTCTAGGGATGGGTTGCTGCTTACCCAAGAGAAAATCGGCTGCAGTGCTACGTGGCTAAAAACCGGTCAGGGGGCAATGTTGGCGGTGGTCGAACACAAGCACGTTTCGACGCCGTCCGATTCGCCGGATAAGAGGCAAAACATACGCCACATTAAGGAAATTCCTACACCCAATAAGCATAGACTTACCGGTCAAGCGCCAGAAAAGAAGAGCGCAAACGTTTTCGGTGGCGAGACCAGCCTCCGGAAGGTCCCCGTAATAAGCTACGTGCAGGCCGGCATGATGACTGAAGTGATGGACCCCTTTGCCCTTGGAGAGGGGTTTGAGCTGATAACAACAGACCTAGATCTTTCACCGGGGGCGTTCGCCTTAGTGATCAAGGGCGAGTCGATGCTTCCGGAATTTCGTGAGGGCGATAAGATCGTCATTGACCCAGCCGTGCAGCCGTTGCCGGGTGACATGGTTATCGCCAAGAACACCGAAGAGGAGGCGACCTTCAAAAAGTACCGCCCCCGTGGTTACAACGAGCGCGGCGAGATGGTCTTCGAACTGATCCCGCTCAATGAAGACTACCCGGTCATGCGCAGCGACATTGAACACTTGCGGGTGATCGGCGTCATGGTCGAGCACCGCAAGTACCGAAAGCGCTAGACCCAGTCCAAAAGATGAAACCAAGCCCGCCATGAGCGGGCTTTTTTGCGCCATCTCCATTCGTGTTACAAAATAACTTAAACACGGTGTTTGACATTTGGCTAAACGGGGTGTTTAATAGAGCCCATCCAGACAACACCGCGCATCGGCGCACCGCTCGTGACAGGAGCGGCGATCTTTAAGAGTGCGAAGTTTTTGAGCCGGGACCCGCAAGGGAGCAACCGGACGTATGTGCGATGTGGCCGCACACGAGACAGCCGAAAGGCAGAGCCATTCCGCGAAAGCGGCACGGAACAAAGCTGTTCGCTCGTGTAGAAAGCGAACGCGCCTGCGATAGTCGCGCCGACAGGATCGGTAGCGGCGTTGCGGATGGCGTGCGGGGCCGGGAGACAGACCGGCTTCCGCATGCAAGCAGTGTTGAGTGAATGGCGTTGCGAAGCTCGAAGCCGAGCAGCCCAGCGAAGCGGCGATGACTAGCTATCTGACCCGTGGATGCTGCGTGAAGGATGGGGCGCAGTCGCGCGACCGCAGGGATGGGTACTGCGGTGATTGCGGAGGGCCGGCAAATCAGGCTCAATTAGCGCGGCCGGTGAGCATGGAATGCGGGTGGCTCGCCCGCTACCGGAAGAGCCCTACCGAATACCCGAGCCGAGTAGCGACCGGCCACAGCGCCATTCACTGAATACTGCATTGACGAAAGCATGTCGCATTCCCCCTCATAGAGACGCGGACCCCGCTGGGCATCGTATCTCATGCAGAAAACCGCATGGATCAGGCGCTTGCCGGTGCTGAACCCACCGAAACGGCGATCCTTCATTCCTCTCCCTGAGACAGTGCGGCATGCTCCCGTGAGTGCTGTACTCAACGAGCAATCAGTCCAGCGCGCTAGGTTGGCACGAAACGCGTAGCCCAGCAAAGGCCGAACAGTCAGCCCCGGTGGACGTGGGGATAGGCGGAGGAAGTGACTAGCAACCGGTTGCCAGCCGGTGACGCGTTACCCATACAAGCGGGTTCGCGTCGAGCGCGGACGCGGCGCACGAATACCTGTGAGAGGGGGATGATCCGTTGTGCCTATCGGCCGGCGCAACAGGGAACCAGATGACCGACAACACCGGAGAGCTTTGGAGGGCTGATTAACCGGGAAGTGGTGTAGCTAAACCCTCCACCTATTCAACCGAGCGCTAGGCGCTTAGGAGTACTAAACGATGAGCAAGAAGCACAACCAACGCACGCGCGCCGAAATCCTTGCCAAGCGCGAGCAGCCGATCCGCGACTTCCTTGG